CTAGACACGTTTTATCTCCTGTGCGAGAAGCAGTAGCGTGACAAACCATAAGAATGTAACACCCATTCCGATGATAGCAACATTTACTTTATCGGTTATGTATTCTCCGGTCAACAGGCCAACTGCCCATGTGAATAATATCATACCCACCATACCGAGGTACATTTTGATAGTCATCACTTTTCAACCTGTGCTGACATCTATTTAAGCTATGCTGTTGAAGGATTTGCAGGATTAACCACATAAGCACGCAAACCATGTATCCTTCGTCCTAAATCTATCAATTTATTATCAGCTAACCATCCGCAAGCGATAGCAATACGCTTGTTGTTGTATGGTTCAAACTGCGCGTCTTTACCCATAGCTTGTACAGTGACTTCTGTACCTGCACGAATTGAGAGATAGCGAAGCACATGCATACGCAATAGAGATTCATCCTGATGGACCATCTCAGCAGCACGCTCCTGCGGACCTGAGTTGAACATGGCATCAAGCTCACTCAGCGTGGTTTCAAACTCAGTTGAAGTCATCCGTGTAGTTTCATATACGCCAAAGACTTGTGCAGCTAAGTCAGATTCCATTGTTACAGTAGGTAGCTTTTCCAATTGCGTTGAAAGTGCGTTCACCAACCAGCGATAGTAGCGGAAGAACGGTAGCTTAGTCTTTTGCGTGAATTTCTTCTCAGCGAGAATCCAGAACTCAGCAAGAAAACGGACACGTTTGTCAAGTGATGATGAAAGCTGGCATGATACGAAAAGTTCTAGGCCAAGTTTACGACTGAGGAAAACCATACGTGACATGAGGATTTGGTATGGATTAAGTGATTCTCTTGCTTCCCAAATCTCCCATCCTTCATCGACAAGCAGCAAGTCCTCATATGATGTGTAAGGCTGTTCTTTTGCACGCAGCAATCGCTCTCGGAAGAAATACGTGAAGTTGACGATGTAATGCCAATTCTTTGCGATATCAGGATGTGAGTCAGCGAAAGCCGGAGCAAGCCGGAAATTAGAATAAACCTGTCGTCCCTTCTCAGCTTCAAGTATGCCAAGATAAGCCATGAGCAATGTCTTACCTGCCCCTACATCGCCCACGATTAACTTGGGGCTGTAAATTTGTGTCTGATTCGTAACAAGTGGAACTTCTACCTGACTCATGCTTACAATCCTTCACTGTGAGGGCAGACATATAAAGGTTTATATACGTGGCCTCACAGTAAGGGACAGATTCGCGTGTTCGATAATTCAATCCCGAAGGAACAACGTGATAGCCGCCCGTCAAGCTGGATAACGTTGCCGGATGGCAGTTATACTGAAATTGAGTTGGTCGCATGATAACAGCCAACAACAAAGCTGCATTCATCGTGAAGGTAAAGGATGCATTGAGGGCTGAATATAAACCTGAGTCAACTGTCAATATGTTGACCTTCGGTGAGCAGTATGGCGTTCAGCCTAAAAACATTAAGATTGCAATCGAGGAATTGGCTAAGGAAGGTTATCCGTTGATTCTGGTCAAACCTATACAGACGGCGTTTAGATAATGGTATTCGAGGGTGGCTTGAAGGAAAGTGCGCGGTCAGAACAAGCAGAGCTTTTAACAGAATTAACCAACAAGACAAATGTTGAAACAAAGACAGAAATCCCTCATGTTTACAATCAGACCGTATTCGAACTTATTGGCTTTCACCTGTTGAGCGATTCCCAGAAGAAGAAGGTGCTCGCATCTGCATATGATAGGCCGGAGGGTTCACCTGTCTCAATCGGTGATTACTTCCAATTTTTTGCATACACATTTAAGGTTAATGCGATATCAGGCGGGCGCAAGTCCAGAGCAGAGTTCGTAGCAGCAATGGGTGCAGCAGCAAGAGTAGAGGAAGCCAAAACATCGCGTGTTCTGAAGGGTATGTTCGGAGGCAGCTAGATATGCATCCAATCATCAAAATCATTTCTGATGCTTTATACACAATTGCTAACCAAGTCAAGCCTAAGCAGCTTGAGCTAAGGACAACAACCAGAATCATGCAGGAATCATTTGGAAAATCAATTGACCAGCATGGTCATGAGCAACGCAAGTTGAACTTGTCTGTGTTGAAGGAAACAACAGAAGTTGTTTATGTTGACGGCTCAATGAAGCTATCTGGTTGGCAGACAACAAAGCATTATGATATTCACGGCAAACTAACGTCTGAGTTGAAGGAGCGTTTAGACAAATGACCGATGAAGGGATTCCTGAATTGGCACAAGCATTTCTTGATGGACGCCTTCGCGCTGACCAGTTGAGTACGAAGGAAAAGACACTTGTATTGAAATACATCATGGCAACAAAGAAAGAAGAAATCGACATGAAACGTGTCATCAAAGGCGTGACTGTTGGCATGTACAAGAACGAAGGCAGGAAGGCTTTGCGGAAGGTAACAGGATTTTTCCGTAAGGAGAAAATCGCTGAGGTTCAGCAGCAGGATGGTGCTTCTCAATGAATCAACAGTTAGCGGCATATGGAGTAACAGCAATCATCGTAGGAATGGCAGTTTATGCTACCAATCATGCGGCAGGTTTTGGAGCAGCGGGCTGCATCATCGCTGGAATCCTATTCCTCAGAAAAGCCATAAAAAAGAGTTAGGGACAACATCATGTCAGAGATAGTAGAAAAGATTCCGGTCGTAGGCGACATCGTAGGTAAGAAGGCAGTCAAGACAGCACCAAAGGCAGGTTCAACAGAATCAGTTCTAGTGGAAATGAAAACTGTCGGTGGCAAGTTCAGATACTTTATCACAGTCAAAATAGGACAGACAAAACAGCGTAAGATAATCGCTGAGGGAAGGGCAAATTTGGCCGATGATTCATTCAGAGCAATCGGACTTAGATACCAAGTGGATTCTGAGAAGGTATTCCTCATGGCAAAAGAACCCATCATAATCTACGACAAATTTACATTCGAGCCACTTGACCCTGAGACACATCCAGAGTTGAAGGATATGGAAGCACACTTTAGCAAGAAGGCGGATGATATCTTGACTGAGGGTTTCGTACAACAGACAGTCAGAACAATCAAAGAGACACCGCAGAACGCGGGGCTTCCTATGAATTGGCTTATCATCCTTATCATCGGTGCGGCAGTCGGTTTCTTCGCCGGACAAATCATTCACATACCGAACTTTAACTTGGGACAGTAGGCGCAATGTCGCCTACCGACCTTTTTAATTTAATCTTCTTCACACGCATTTTTGGTGCTGACCATGCAACTCCAATCATAGCTGTTCTAATTACATCGCTGTGGGCAGCATATCACAAACGCTCAGCCGTATGGTTTATCAAGATGGTCGTAGGTATGTGGGTTATCCATGAAGCAGCATGGGATGCATTTAGCCTGCTTATCCACACTAACTTGTATTTTCAATATCAATCATTCTGGGTCATCGCACAGGGACTTGTCGTGATGGTAATTTTTGGTCACGTCGCAAAGCGATATTATCATGCAACATGGCGTCAAGCCTTCATGTGGACAGTGCCTACTATCATGTTTCATCTGCTGTGGGCGAGTGCAGGTTTTCCAATCACACGGCTTCCCATCAGTACGATTGTTCATGTTGCGATTGATAACGGTATCATACCTAATGTCTGGGAAGTAACAAGCTGGTTGACAACATGTATAACCTGTGCCTATGCTCTAGCACGAGGTAAACCCAAATGATTGATTTGCTGATACAACTTCTTCTGTGGAGACTTCCACTTGACAATGACCATTTCCTATCTGTTGCCGCGCTATTACTATCAAGCTTAGCTGTTGGCATCTACAAACGAAGTATCAGATATGGACTTCTGTTTGGCTTTAGCATCTATTGGGTACATGAGCTAATAAGTGTTGGCGGTTCGATAATTTTCTTTACGTCACAATTTAATACGTACCAACTATTGACATACGCAATACGTGCCTACTTCATCCGCATCTTTGATTCATTTTGGCATTACAAATGGAGACTTGTCCTTTATGTTTTCGGTCCTAATCTCATCTTAGTTATCATGTGGGCAATCTTTGGCGGATATCACGGTACAAGCATTTGGAATAACGCAACTGGAAGCGTGACTCAAACAGAATGGTACTATGACATTCCTACCAATTTGGTTGAAGTTGGCTCATGGATATTGACATGCGCATCAGGTGTGTATGTTGCAATATGCAAAGACAAAAGCAAGCTCATACCATTTGCAACATGGACACGCAAAGTCAAGATACCCGAACAGTTGCCACATTTGACTAAGAAACAGCAAGCTATCTTTACAATGATGCTTGACCATCAGGGCGAAGTCGTATGA